CCGACCAGCCCCCGATTCGATGTACCGGCCCACATCGGAGTCCTGATACGCCGCCGCCGAAGCCGTCGCGCTCACCCCGGAGCCTGACGTCGCCCCCAGCGTCAGCGCCGTCGCGGGTCGGTCGCCGATCTCCTCCGAAGGGGGGACAGTGAAGGGTGCAGCCGCCAGCTTCCAGTTCGTGTTCGCGTAGCGCACCAGCTTCCTGATCGCGTAGCTGGGGTGCGCGATGAACATCGTATCGGCCGACTGGACGAAATGAATGTCCTCGAGGTCGGCTTCCAGGTACGGGCTGGAGATCTCGTAGGGCGTCCCGGGCGAGGATTCGATCTGCCCGGAGGGATTGAAGAACCGGATATACCCGTCGCCGAACTCCAGAACGAAGGCCTGGGTGCGGCTGAACACGAAGGGAATCAGCCGGCAGACCTTGTTCGCGTTCTTCGCCGCTGCCGCGTACACGGTTCCGGGCCGTCGCTGGGCGCCGCCGTGCACCAAGGGGTAGGCGTTCTGCATCGTCTTGGCGCTGTTGGCGTACTTCGAAACGTCCACGCGCGCGAGCAGGCGCGGGGAGATTTCTCCGTTCGTGAAGTTCGTCTGTATCGTGGTGACGCGCGGCACGATCTACCCCATCCGGCGCGCATCGAGGAAGGGGAAGTCGCCGACCTGCTCGGGCGGGTTCTCCTGTCCGTCCACCGCCCGGGCCTGCTTGAGCTTGAACTCGTAGGCCCTGGCCATCGCATCCTGCACCGAGGCCGACTTGGTGACCGGGTAGGCCATCGTGAACGCCATGTACGCGGTCACAGCCTCGACCAGCATCGAGTCCCAGGTGGTGACGTTGGTGTTCTTCCAGATGTACCGCAGCTTCACTTCCTCGTCGCAGAGGATCTTCCCCGACTCCATCTGGTAGGCGATGATCTCCCCCTCCTCGCCCACCGAGAGCGTGCGCAGCCAGTCACCGGGCAGCGTGTACTGATAGGCCCACTCGAAGGCCGGAGCATCCACATCCGCGGCAAGCTGCACGCGCTTGACGGCGCAGTTCCACGGATGCCCGCGCAGAACCGCATCCCGGCAGTTCTCCCACAGGTTGGACGCAAGCTTCGCCCGGTCGTTATCCTCGTTGAAGGCGTTGATGGTCTGCGCGCCCAGGAGGAGCAGCGCATTCGAGCAGATTTGCACGGCAGAGGTGGCCATCAGTCGCACTCCACGAGGTCGAGGGCCGCGAACGTCTCGCGGATCAGGGTGCCGGCGTCGTCGTCGCTCCAGACGATCCGGTGGTCGGGACGGCCGATCTGCGACCCGACAGGCAGGCCGCAGCCGGCGAAGTAGTTCGGCGAGCAGCTCGGGGCGTCGGCGGCGCACATCTTGAAGACGAGGCTTCTGGCCTTCGCCTGGAACATCGCCATCGCCATGGGTCCGTTGTTCACGAACAGGCACAGGCGCGCGCGCTCGTACAGCGCCGCCCGTCTGTGCAGATCGAGAGCCGCCTTGGCGTCCGTCTCGTAGGGCTTGAACCCGCGCACCTCCCAGCCGTCCGGGATGAACAGCGGGCGCAGCCCTTCAGCCTTCAGCGTCGCGGCCAGGGAAAGCCATGCGGGAAGGTTGCTGTTCCTCGTCGGCCAGGCGTCGGACTGGCGAACGGTGATCACGATCAGGTTCTTGTCGCGCTTCTGCGGCTTGGCCTGGAGCGGCACGCAGCCGGCTTGCAGCGCCTGCACGATCTTGTCGGTCCCGTAGTGCGCAGCACGGCACCGCACGGACCAGCCGATGGGAAACACCTCACCGCTGATCGAATCCTGCTCGTCCAGCATGCGCGCCTCCACGCAGGACGGCAGAAGTCGAGCCATTGGGAGGACGATTGACTGCAGCATCTGGTGACGACGCTCCGGCTCCCGCGGCGGCAGGTTATCTCGCCGAAAGCCCGAGTCGGGCCCAGGAGCGACCAGCACCCGCATGCTGGGAAGTCCGCGCTCTATCCGATAGCGTTCTGCCGAGACCAGGAATCCCAGAAAGTCGAACGTCGGCGGCGAAACGGCCAAGTCATAGACGGCGGTCAGCACGGCGCCCCCAGCCATTTCATCGTCCGACCGGAAAGCGACTTCACACGCCCGTCGAAGTGCCGGTCGCGCATCTCGCGCCAGACGATCTCATTCGCCCTGTCCCCGAGGTCATGCCCGTACCAGGGCGGGTCGAAGAAGTGCCGCGTGTTGTCCATGGGGATACCGGCCAGCACGATCCGCTCGTAGCCCAGCATCAGCCCGATCAGCACACCGAACAGACCCGAGGAGCCGCCCGCGTTCTGCACGCCCCACACCACATCGACGCCTTCGCGGTGCTTCTGCGCATGGCAGGTCAGGTCGTAGCCCGCCCCGTACAGGTGGCCGGCGCGAAAGGCTCGCCAGCCGGGGAAATACTCAGGGTGGAAGCTCACCCAATGCCGCAGGGGGTCGTGCAGGTACTGCCCCACATCGTTGATCGCCATGATCTCGCCCGGCCAGGGGCGCACCTTGGCGTAGTCCTCCCAAACTGTCGAACCGCCGCCGAGGATCAGCAACGGCCCCCGAGAACGACCAAGGGCGGCAGGAGGTTTCCCTCCGCCGCCCAGGTCCCGCCAGAGTTGCTCCGGCGTCTTCACGTACCTGGCTAGTCGTTGGCGACGTAGCGCAGGCGAACCGACAGCGTGCCCGCGCCGGAGCCGGGCGACACGCCGGTGTACACCAGGTCGTACCACTTGCCCGTGTCGGCCGACTCGCCGAGCAGCTCCCACAGGGGCTTCTCGATCTCCTCGATCCCGGTGTCGCCGCCCGACTCGAACTGATCGTTCACGCCGGTCGTCGAGGCCGACACCAGCGAGATGGCGTCCGCGAACAGGTTCACGTTCACCACCGCGCTGCCGTTCTCGGCGATGTCGTAGATGCCGACATCGTAGTCCGAGCCCGAGGTGATCGCGTCGTTGTAGCGGAGGATCTCGCTGATACGCCAGGACGAGTGCACGCGGAACAGCCGGTACTCGTGGTTTGCGCTGTCGTCTGCCGCGATCTCCACCGTGGCCACCTTCTCGTGCAGGCGGCCGTGCGAGACGCTGACATGCGTCTTGACCGGCGGGGTGGCGTCGGCGTTGGTGACTTCCGTGCTCTTGGTGCTTGCCATGATTGCGCTTCCTTCTGTTCGCCCGGAGTGAGGGCCGCGCTACTCTGCGGCCCCCCTAGCAGGCATTGGGCTTAGATGAACGCGATCTCGACGACGCCCGCGTCCTCCGCACGCACCGCCCCGAGGGACATGCGCGCGAAGACCTGCACGGCGTGGTTCTTGCCGGGCATGGGGTCGATGGAGGTGCGGATGTCGGCGCCGACGCCGAGGACGACCGAATTGCGGCCGAACGCGATGGCGTACTTCGTGGTCGAGCTCGTCGCCAGACCCTCGTAGCGCACGAACTTGAAGCCGAGGAAGTCGGACATCTTGCCCTGCGCCAGCGCCTTCACCGTGTTGTAGTCCGAGGACTTCACATCGGTGGTGTTCAGCAGGTCGGAAATGCCCGCGCTGTTCGTCACCACCGTGCGCATCGGCACCGACAGGCCATCGGCGGACATGCCGGTGTCCTCGGCGTCGATCTCGGCCGCGTCGAGGATCTCCTTGGCCGCGAGCAGCTTGGCCACGGTCATACCCGAGGACGCCGCCGCGATCTTCTGCGCCGAGGGCAGAACCTGCGTGCCGGAACCGGTACGCGCCGTGCCGCGGGCCGCGCGGTAGATGATGCCGTCCTTCGCGCGGTTCATCGCCGCCACACCCAGCTTCAGGTACGGCGAGGTCGGATCCGCCAGCATCTTGATCTTGTCCAGCTCGTCGACCAATTCGGCCCAGGCCTTGTCCTGCAGGTCGATCCAGCGGCGCGAGTGCGGCGTGTTGACGTACTGCGTGTCCGCGTGACGGGAAACGATGTCGTAGGCCTCGGTGGAACCGATGCGCTCGACGGTCTTGGACTGGCCGACGATGCCGCGCTCGACGCGGACCATGCCCTCCAGGCGGCTCACCATTTGCTGGCCGAGCACATGGAAGTTCGCCGAGTAGGCGTTTACCATTGCGGCCGTGACTTGATTGGACATGATGTCCTCCGAAAAAGTTGTGGGTTGAACTGCTCCACCGCTCTTCCGGTTGTTCGTCTACGACGGCCGGCTCGCTGGGTCCTGCTCTACGTTCGCGGGCCCTTTCGGGG